AGTAGTGGCGGACCGGTATTAGGTTACGGGGTATATCCGAGTAATACGGCTACCGGTGCATTCTTTAGTTCTTCGGGTCTCGCTCTAACACGAGGCGCCTATACTATTGCTGGTAACGTACATAACTGGTATGTAGGTGCAAGCCAAACTTTAGCAATTGGCAGTACAGCAACATTGTCTCTTGCAATGACATTAAACTCAGCAGGTGCTTTGGCATTTAATGGTGCAAGCAATTACGGTTCAAGTGGACAAATTTTACAAAGCAATGGCAATGCAGCTCCAACCTGGATAGCACTATCTAGCAGAACTGTAGGCACAAGTACACAGGTTAACACAGTATTACAAACTGCCAGTGCAAGTTATTTCCCAACGTTTGTTGACAGTAACAATGCCAGTGCTACTGCTGAAAGTTTTTATACAACTAGTAGTTTTAGTATTAATCCAGGAACGGGACTAGTTACTGTAGCAGCTCCGGCAGGTGGAGACGGTGTTCCATCATTGAGAATAACGCAAGGTACGGCACCCAGTACATTTAACTGGATATCGTCATTCTTAAACTCTAGTTTAACCGCTGGAAAGAATGCAATTAATCTTATCGGCCAAGCTGAAAGCGGCAACAACTCTGCATACTTTGGATTTAAGTATGTAGGTGCTAGCAGTGCATCTAACTTTGCAACTATAGGGTTGTATGGGGCCGATAACTTACTTAATATACTGGCTAACGGTAACGTTGGTATCGGGACTACAAATCCCCCTAACAAACTTACTGTATCAAATGGTGGCGCGGTTGGTTTAGAAATTTCTCCAACCGGTGGCTATACTGCATTAGGAGGTGTAGATTTACTTGCGTATAATAGAAGTACGTCTGCATACGCACCTATTGGGTTTATTACCAACAGTAGTAATAACTCCATGGTTATATTAACTAACGGAAATGTTGGTATAGGGACAACAGCCCCTAATGATAAATTGCAGGTGCAAACGTCATCTGCTACTGCCTACGATGCAACATCTGACACCGGACAATACGGAAGTGGTGCTGGCATTACCGTGACAAATATGGACGAAACTTCTCAAAGTTTTGCTCAAATAAATTTACAGGTAAGCGGAAATTCAGGAAGAGCAGTTGGCAGGATTGTAGCAATACGAACCGCTTCCGCAACAAGCGATCTTGCCTTTGTTACAGAAAATGCCAACACAAAAGCAGAAAAGATGCGTATTTCCAGTGCGGGCAATGTCAGCATTGGTACTACCAGCACTACAAACAAGTTTGAAGTTGCAGGCACAGCCGGACAATTATTCAGTGTCAGTGATAGTTTTACCGGAACAATATTCTCAGTTAACGATGTATCAGGTATTCCTAGCATTGAAGTATTAGATACCGGACTGGTTAAATTTGCCCAGTACGGCGGCCAGGTAGCTATCAACACCGGTACTGTGGCAAGTAGTACAGCATCATTATCTGTTTATGGTATGATATACACTATGGGCACATTAGGTGAAATACGTGCCAGCAGTGAAATCACAGCCTACTACAGTTCAGATTCAAGACTAAAAGAAAATATCAAGCTGATTGAAAATCCAATAACTATTATTGATCAGATTAGGGGCGTTACTTTTGACTGGACAGATGAGCATATGGCTCGTCGTGGCGGTGAGGATGGATATTTTGTACGCAAACATGACATCGGTGTTATTGCTCAAGAAGTGCAGGCAGTGTTACCAGAACTTGTTGGCACTAGAGAAGATGGATATCTAGCGGTCAAGTATGAAAAGATGGTACCGCTGTTAATTGAAGCAATTAAGGCACAGCAAAAAACTATAGACTCATTGGTCAAAGATCTAGCTGATGTTAAAGAATTTATCGGTCAGCTTAAAAATAAAAATGGAATTTAAATATCATGGCAACTGCGTACGGTCCTAGTATAGTTAGAGATGGATTAGTATTAGCTCTAGATGCTGCTAATCCAAAGAGTATTTTAAACTCTGTCGAAGTTCTTGTAGTTGCCGGCGGTGGCAGTGGTGGTGTAGACAACGGTGGTGGTGGTGGCGGTGGTGGCGTAATTTACAACGCTAATTTTTTACTAACAGCCGGCACTGCATATACGGTTACTGTAGGAGCAGGCGGTGCATCAAGAGCAGGTGCATCCGATGATGGTCCCGGAAATAACGGCAGCAATTCTGTATTTGGCTCATTAACTGCTATTGGTGGTTCTGGAGGCACTGGATGGACTAATACTGCTTTACCTCCGGGCTCAAGCAGTTATAGTGGTGGCTCGGGTGCAGGACAGAGTGCATCTAATAGTACAGTAAACTCTAGAGGAGCTGGTACAGGCACAGCTGGTCAAGGGTTTAATGGCGGTACCGCAGTTGCCGGGCTCGCCGGTGGCGGTGGAGGTGCTGGAGGTGCTGGTGGAAATGCAAGTTCGGGAAATGTTGGAGCAGGAGGCATTGGATTTCTTTCAAATATCTCCGGAGTATCTACAACTTATGCGGCAGGTGGCGCGGGTGGATTTGATGTAGCCACTGGAGTTACATCAACACTGCCAGTTTCACGAAACGGAACAACAAAAAAATTAACCGAGGCCGGGGAAGATCCGTGTTCACCTAACACAGGACACGGTGGAAATGGTGCCAATCACAATGATGAAAACAGTGGCGCTGGCGGTTCAGGTATTGTTATAGTACGTTACTTCGGACCCGCCCGAGCCACAGGCGGAACAATAACGTCAGTTGGCGGCTATACTATACACTCATTTACTACAGTGGGTAGTAGCACATTTACTCCAAGTGCTACTTGGACCGATTTAAGTGGTAATACTAATTCAGGAACATTAACTGACGGACCAACTTATAGTTCTGCGAATGGCGGTTATATTGCGTTTAATGGAACAAGTAATTATATAACTAATTCTACAAATCTGTTTAGTGGGAGGACAACTACAACTGGAGCATATTGGGTTTATATAACTGCATATCCCGCAGGGAATGTCGGGGTGCTGCACATGTGGAGCGGTGTTTCACAACTGGCATATGATACAACATCAGGTGGAATTCCTCAATTCTGGCTTAACGGCGCACTGATTGTCAGTGGAAATCAATTAAGTTTAAATACCTGGTATTATATGACATGGGTTACTGACGGAGCCTTTGCTAGAATTTATACCAACGGAGTGTTAGTAAACAGCGGAGCATTTACAGCCGCGATTGCAACGTCTACACAACCGATGTATACCTTTAGGAGAAGTGACAGCGCAGCATATATGGCAGGAAGATTATCATTGTTAGCTGTCTACAACCGTGCATTATCAGCAACTGAAATACTGCAGAACTTTAACGCATTAAGAGGTAGATACGGGGTATGAGTGCGTCTTCTGGTCCTAGCATTCAGACTGACGGTCTAGTATTTGATTATGATATGTCAAATGCTCAAAAGTCATGGAGGGGAAAACCTGCTACTAACACCTGTAGTTTTGGAACATATGACTACGGTTACAATTCTACAAAAATTAGCAATGCTACTCCGCCAATACCGCCACCAATAACTGGTTATCCTATATATAAAATTACTTCACTTGACGGAAATGACTCGCAACAGATTTTATATACTGCAACTGTAGATCAAGTCAATGGTGGAACATACACTCATTCTGCTTATGTTTATTTAGAGTCCGGTACATGGGTAAGTGCTGGACAACATTGGAATCCGTGGGACTACGGAACGCAACAGTTTATTCCCCAAGGCGTATGGACACGCATCGAAGACCCTGTTACTAACTCTCCTAGTAATTACGGAAACGTAGCAATGTGCTACAATACAAATGGTGCAGTATATGTAACAGCATCACAATATGAACTGGGCAGCGTAGCTTCACCATTTATTACACAATCGAATGGAGTTAGATCCACTGCACAGGCTATTACCGACCTTACAAACAATAACACAATCACCACAAATAGTTTGACGTACGCCAGTGATGGTACATTTAGTTTTGTTCGTGCCAATTCAAATTATATAAACATTTCTGCAAATACTAACACACGTTTTCAAAATCCTTATCAAACATGGTCAGGCTGGGTGAATATTGTCAGCACTGGTCCTAACGGATATAGCGAACTTTGGAACAACGGTGGAAACACGGGTATGACAATACAGTGGCAAACGACCGGAGTTACTTTTTTTATGTACAACAGTGCATACTTGGGGTATACTGTAACAGTGTCAAATGCATTGAATACCTGGATGAACATAACGTGTGTTATAGACAATGTTGCAAGAGTTATGATTTTATATAAGAACGGTGTCTTAGTTGGAACAAGCTCGCAATGGAACCCGTACACTCCCCCTAATGGTAGTGTACACATTGGTGGAAATTTTGCAACAGGAAATGGTGGAGATTTTACTCAAGGTACTATTTCTAATGTTCAACTTTACAATCGAACATTATCAGCCGCAGAAGTACAGCAGAACTTTAACGCACAAAGAACTAGGTACGGAATCTAATAAATAGAGTATAACCATTTTTCATGGAGTAAGGAAAACAGGCCGTTAAATAAAGGGCCGCAGAGAGACTTATGGCAACATTACCAGGAACAGGATCGCAGATATCATTCGGACGGGTCAACAAAGTTTTTACTAACAATGACCCAGGTGCCGCAGGCAATGCGCCGTCTGGTGGTCAGAATATCAAGTTAAGTGCTGTTTTGGGTAATAACGGCACATATGGTATTGGACAAGCTGTTGGTACCCCAATTAAACTCTCTGCTACGTTCGGCAATAAGTCGGGCTCCTTCGGATAAACCATGAAAACCACACAAATTAAAAACATATTATCAAAACTAAGTTCTAGCCCTAGCAAATGGGAACTAGACTCCGTTGTCTACTACGATCGCACTTCAAACCCTGCAACTCTAGTAAGTTTTCTAACTAGAATTCAAGATCTACAATCTTTAAAAACCAAAGCTGGAATCAGCGAACAGCAAGAACTAACGTATTTGTTAGAACTCCTAGCAGATTTGGAAGAAGAAGATTGTCTAGAATTAATAGACAGAACTGAAGAAGATGCTAAGAATTCATTTATTGAAAACTTGGCCAGAACCAGTGCCATCGAAATCTTAACTGGCGGAAAAATAAACTTCGAAACTATGAATACCGCTTGCAAACTCAGCCCTAATGACTTTATACTATGTGCTAAACGTACCCAAGACTTAATCAATGCCGTGCAAGGTTTGGTTGTCAAAGGCGAAACACTTAGTATGGATGTCGCAGGCGCATGAAAAAACAATCAGTATTTGCATCAAGTAGTTGGTCGAGCAAAAAAGGTAAACTAGCAGTTTTAATTCCCACACGGGATACATTGCACTCTGCCCATGCACTTGCCCTAGCTGAATTAGTTAAGTTCAATACTATGAATGACATAGACACTCATGTGTTTATGGATGCTAGTACAATCTTACTAACGCAACGTGAACGACTGGCCACAGCGGCAGTTGAATTAGGTGCAGACTATGCGTTATGGTTAGACAGCGATATGGTCTTCCCTGCCACTACCGCAGTTAGATTGTTAAAGCATAACGAACCAGTTGTAGCCGCAAATTATGTTCGCAGACAACGTCCCTACAAAGGTGTTGCCTATGAAACCATAGGTGATTGGCAAAATCCCTTATCGTTTGATGTACAAGATGAACTAGTGCCCATTGAGGGTATTGGTATGGGGTGTATTCTAACTAAAGTCAGCATCTTCGAAGAACTCAGCAAGCCCTGGTTTGACTTCCAGTGGAGTCCCGAGTCCAATGACTTCCTAGGTGAAGACATGTATCTATGTCAGAAGATCAATGCCGCAGGTTATACCATCAAAGTTGACACAGCACTGAGTCAAGAACTACACCATCTTGGCACCTACGCATTCAACGTAGATTTGTTAGATTAAATCTAACAGCAATTCTAGTTTAGCCCTAATAATCTTATTTGTAAAAGAGTTTTTAACGCCCTGGTGCAAGGGCTTGGGATAGTTTTCATAATCGCACCAAGCATACCCCGAGTGTTCTTCATTGAGAGTTGGGGTAAATTCTCGATCAACTAACAGCACATAGGTGTTATATTGAAAGTGTTGATCATTACTGACAAACAGTTCTAAAGGAATAATTTTTTTAATAGTGGGAGTCTTACCTACTTCTTCTTGAATTTCTCGAGTTAGAGCATCGTAGGCAGTATTGTCAGTGGGCTCTTTCTTGCCACCAACTAGACCCCAAGTACCGGCAGTCTTGCCCTGTGTGCGTAGTAGGAATAAAAATCGTCGAGTATCTTTAGCGAGAAATATTCCGCCACTGCATATAACTTGATTTAGAGGATTAGTCGCCATAGCCTTGCTTCGTAGATACCTTCATAACTCTTACTCCAGGAACCTTCGTTCCACTTATACTGTGTTCCTGTATATGAGTTAGTTATGTAAGTTACTTCCGTAACGGCTGTGGAATCGAATATACTACCCCAATTGTTTCCATTCCATTCAACTATGTTGTTGGCGTATGCTTGAAAATCAGAACCATCTGTATTTTTCCATGCTTCAGGTCCGTCAAAGCCTGGCTGTCCGTATTCACTGCTTACATTAATATCTTCTAAAATAATATACCGTGTACCTGCAACCACTCCAGTAGGATTAAATGTTTCTGGATTTATAACAGCATCAACTGTTCCTCTTCCTGAAATAATGGTATTTCCCGGAACTGTATCTGGGTCAATGTTTAATCGCATGGCAAATTCATCACTGGGATCTAAGCTAATATAAGCAATTACATCATTGCCTGCGGGCTGTGTAAATCTTAATTGACTTAAACCTGCTCTAAATTTTCCTGGATACAAATCCAACAATCTAGTCCATGCAGATGTATTACTGGGATTAGCAACATCTATGCCATCACCTTGACCGTTGGCGCGGATTAATCTTGCCACATTATTAAGCACTAATAGATCAAAATCTCCGGGTGTTACAGTTATAGTAGCATCCGGACTTGCACCCTGGAACATTTCGGCGGCATTTACATCACTGTATTCTGTGCTGATGGTACCTTGTATAGTTTCAGCAAATATGTTAGAAATAATTTTAGTAATAATACCTAACTTTTTAACTTTGGCAGGCGGTGTGATCCATATAGGTGCAGTAAAAGTTATAGTCATAATATCTATATCTTCATTGACACCTTGAGGCACCGTTCTACTGCTCCATACTTGATTTTCTAATGTTATGGTTGATAAACTAGTCCAATCAATGTAATTGTCTGTGGTTTGTATTTCAAAACTAGGATTAAAGAATACAACTAACTGTTCCCATATCTGTAATTTTTGTTCAGTGTTTGTTGACCAGATGTCGGCTGAGAACGTTATCTTATAGGGGCTGGGCATTATACGTTCAATGGTATAGTTGTTGCCTTGTACGTTTAGATATTCATTGTTATCTTCGTCGAACGCTCGCTCACGAATCTGCACCTTACTGATAAAGGTAGGATCTTGTAGCCTAGTAAGATCGTATTGCATGTCTTTAATGTAACAGGCAATAAATGGCGCACTGGGAATTGTATTCTCACTGTTCTTTTTAAGTATTTGAGCAACTTGTCTAGTCATGTCACCATAGCGAACAGGGACTCGAACCAATTGTCCTTTGGCATCTTTATAAGCAAAGTTGCTCATAATCTGAATAAATTGTGTCAAGTATCTACGTACTTGGCCATCATAAAAATAATCCGATTTAGTACAGTCGGCGTTAAACCGAAGCCCCCTTAAGTTGTTTACAGATATGCATTTTAATTATCTGCCCTTGCTTTTAATACCTGACTCAATGCCTGACGTTCTGGGACAACTACTCCACCTATGGTTGCAGTTGTGGTGTTATTAACAAAACTAGCCTTCATTTTTCGTCTCACTAATAGTGGATCATTAGTCTGTGTTTCACCTAATGTACTTGTGGTCATACGAACGTTATCTTCAAACTTAATCCAATTTTTGCCATCATAACGGAATAACCTATTAGGCAAGTAATCAGTTCTTAAGAAAAATTCTCCCTTTATAGCACTGCCTGGAAATGCTATGCCAAAGCTGTATGGTGCACCATCTGGCGGAATACCGTCTCCGGTTAAGTAGCCTACATAATAATTTTTAGTGGGACTTGATAAGACTGCGCTGGCATCTAATGCATCTGAACTTACATCGACTTCACCGTTGGCTACATCTTCAACTTCGACTAGACCTGTTTCATCTCTAGGAATTACATAAAACTGATTAGTTTCATATCCGCTCTTTTCAGCGTCTGCACGAGCCTGTGCTATAATTTGATCATTGATATCGATGTTCTGTTGATACGTAGACAATAGATCTCGCAGTGTACTGCCATCTTCTGCACCGCTGTCCTGATCAAGGATTTCTTTGAATTCTTGTGTATCAACTAACGGTGAGCATTTAGCACGTAATAAGTGTGGATACCATGTTTGGCTATATCCGCTAGCAGGGCGTGTAACTTCGCTGACTACATAAAATCTTTTTAAGGCCACTAATCTGTCATCTAATGCATATTCATCTTTTTGGTGTGGCAGTTCAATGACGTCTCCTGCCATGATTTTTCTACCAATAGAATCATATGTTCCACGTAAGTGGAATGTAATCATGATATTATCGTTTTGTAAAAATAACCCAAACTGGCTTAGATTAAAATCAATGTCCTGTAATGTATAAATTCCACGAATAACATAAACATCTGGATCGTAATGACGATCTCTGTTTTCCATGAACAACACGTCTTGAATGCCTAGCTCTCCTGCTTCGGCAGCATTTGCTGGTTTAGTAGGACTGCTTTCTCCTTCTAAGGGATTTACCACTCCTAGGTATTTGTGCAGGTATATGTCAGTTCCGCCAACCTGAAACTGCTCGTTGATAGTGCGATCTAAAAATTTAAAATCATTGCCCTTTTCGGGTTTGTAGAGTGATAAGCGTGGCATAGTGTTGTATTTATAAGCTAAATATTGATATGACTGAGAACGAAAACGAACGCCAACAAGTAATAGACTATTGCAAACTGATGCTAGGTGATGGCATGGTAGATGTAGAGCTAGACCCTGCCCATTATAACACTGCCATTGACCGTGCTTTGAACAAATTTCGTGCTAGAAGCACTAATGCTGTAGAAGAAAGTTTCGGCTTTTTAATGCTGGAAATTGACAAAAACGATTACATTTTACCTCAAGAAGTAACAAATGTACGTCAAATCTTTAGGCGAAGTATCGGTTCTAGGTCAGGGGGCGGACAAGGTGGAACCTTGTTTGAACCATTCAATTTAGCGTATTCAAATACCTATCTTTTAACTTCTTCGAACATGGGCGGCTTAGCTACCTATTATGCTTTTGCTTCGTATCAGAAGCAAGTAGGCAAAATGTTCGGTAGTGATATTAATTTTACATTTAATAAAACTACTAAAAAACTAACTATCATGCAACGTCCTAGAAGTGAAGAAGAAGTGCTTCTGTGGTTGTTCAACTATCGTCCTGACTTTAATCTGCTACAAGATACGTTTGCCAAAGGATGGTTAAGAGATTACAGTCTAGCAACCTGCAAGATGATGCTAGGTGAGGCTCGTGAAAAATTCAATCAAATTGCCAGTCCACAGGGCGGTACAAGTTTAAACGGTACTGCATTAAAGGCCGAAGGTAAAGCCGAAATGGAAACATTAGAAATGGATCTAATAAACTACAAAGACGGCGGCACACCACTTACATTTGTAATTGGCTAAAAAACTATTGACAATTATACAGAATTATAGTAAATTATAGTATCACAAGGAGATGCTATGATTATCGGATTCGTGGGTTTTATTGGTTCAGGCAAAGATACTGCCGCAGATTATTTGGTTAACTTTCACGGATTTCGCCGAGACTCATTTGCAAATACTCTTAAAGATGCAGTGGCCGCAGTGTTTGGTTGGGATCGCACACTTCTAGAAGGTCGTACATCAGAAGCCCGCGAATGGCGCGAACAAGTAGATCCTTGGTGGTCAGAACGCCTAAATATGCCACACTTAACTCCAAGATGGGTTCTCCAATATTGGGGAACTGAAGTATGCCGACAAGGCTTTCACGATGATATTTGGATTGCATCAGTAGAAAACAAAATGCGTAAAACTACAGATAATATTGTAATCAGCGATGTTCGATTCCCCAATGAAATAAAAGCCATACACAGTGCAGGTGGCATAGTAGTTAGAGTACAACGTGGTCCTTTGCCGCATTGGTATGATGTTGCCATCCAAGCAAACAAAGGTTCAGAGAACGCACAAAATTTCTTAAAGAACGAAAAAATTCATACCAGCGAAACTGCATGGGTTGGATGCAAAATTGACCACGTAGTTCACAACGATCGTAGTATTGATTCTCTGTTTGCTGAAATTAAAAATCTGGTTTCAAATCACCCTGTCGCCACGGTAGCTTGAGTTTGTGAAGTATGCGTTGACAGTTAGCGCACACAGATTTTAAATTTGTATATCTGCAATTAGCAGGATTGCCATCAACATAGAACACATTAAACTGTTCACTGTACTTTGAAGTATAGTTACACTTATCGCAGACTGTTTTCTTTTTGTAGCCCGCTAACTCCCACTTTGGAGTACCGTCACTTCGATTATTAGCACAGTGGTCGCATTTTGACCTGTAGAATGCTCGACCTTCTTTGTAGTAATTAACTGCCACCGGTCTTTGATTGCATATCCTACATAAATTTCTCATACCCGCCCTTTTTGCGCCCTTTTGTCATGTATTTAACCTGGTGGTTTTATCATCATCTTGGTAAATAACTCAAGTAATCCATATAGGAGACAGTTAAATGGCAACATTGAATTCACCAGGCGTACAAGTAAGCGTTATTGATGAGAGTTTTTACACTCCATCAGCTCCCGGCACAGTGCCGATGCTATTTGTAGCCACGCAAGAAGATAAAACGAATCCAAGCGGAACAACCGCCTTGGGTACCACAGCCGCTAATGCAGGTAAAGTATGGTTAATCACAAGTCAACGTGATCTAACAGATACATTTGGAACACCTTTGTTCTACACTGACAGTAGTGGCAATCCATTACACGGTAATGAATTAAACGAATATGGCCTACAAGCCGCTTACAGCGCATTGGGCGTAAGCTCACGTGCATACGTAGTACGTGCAGACATGGACTTATCTGCATTAACACCGACTAGCACAGAACCAGTAGGTGCTCCTGTAGCAGGAACATACTGGGTAGACACAGCATCTACACTGTTTGGTATCAAAGAATGGAATTCTAGTACACAAGCCTTTACGGTTAAGACTCCTATTGTTTTAGATGATACAACACCTACAAACAGTTTTACAGGTTCTGCTCCAGCAACAAGCGTTGGACAAATTGGCGATTATGCCATGGTTGTAACTAACGCAAATGCAAATACATTGTATTTTAAAAAATCAGACAATACTTGGGCTTCTGTAACTGACGGATTTGAAACTAACAAAGCATTACAAATTAGTCCTCACTATACATACCCAACAACATTCAATACTGGCACATCTACTGGCAGCGTATGGATCACTTCAACAGTTCCTGCAAATGGCGCAAACTGGGCTGTTAAAGTATACAACGGCTCAAGTCGATCATGGACTACTGTCACTGCACCAATCTACCCAAGTATTTT